CGTTTTAATAACTCTAATTTCCTATTTAAAGGCAAGTGTCTATAATTATTCTCCTTAACAGTATACTCACCTATATTAACCAAACCATTTAACGCTTTATGGATTTTACTATTAACCCTCAAAAATTCAACAAGTATCTTATCACAATTAATATTATTTAACTTATCATAATTCATTCCCTTACTTAATAAAGGACTGCACCTAATACTAACGTCAAAGCCCGCTTCATATAAAGTTTCCACTGCTTTTTTACGGCGTTCAAAGGAGGGTGCGTTATCAGTAAAATTTAAAACTTTATCCTCTGTACTCGGAATACTTATTTGTATATGTGCGAGGTCTTTATCAAGTATTTCAAGGTATTCCCTACGGGTAATCATATCGTTTTTAGTTACGATTAAATAATGAATTTTTTTACGATTTAACAATCGTATAGTATTATATGTTACCCTATCCGCACTCTCGCGGGGTTGAAAACAATCAGTCATTCCTCCTAATCTTAAAACAGAGCCAGAGGGTGTTTCACGAACTATTTTAATTATGTCTTTTAAATCTGCTTTGTTAGGTTTAAGAGGGTTCCACAATTTACGGAAATCAAGTAAACTTTTAGCATAACAGTATTTACAGTTGAAATAACACCCTTTCCCGTATGTGTCTAATCGTGTAGGGTAATTACATTTATCCCCCTCGTTTCCGCCTACTGTTTTCATAGGGGACGCGTATAAATCCTTTTCAAGTTTAACCATCATACGCACGCTCTTAATATGTTTTTGGTAGGCTTTCCGTGTGTCTTAACTCGTATAATATTCTTTGTCTTTCACGTTTCAAGTCCTCCGCCTCGGAGGGTGCTACCGCTTCTAATCCTGTAGCGAGTAAATCTGTAATTTCTTTTAGTCTGTGTTCATAATAACCATAACTCATAGTTTTCACCTTTTTATTAAATATAATATTGCTTGATGTAGATTAGAGCATTCCTTTTTTGTACCATTATGGAGGGTAACAATAATTTTATCTTTCTCGTTTAATTTAATGACTTGCTTCATACTATCCACCTAAAATAATAGACCGTGTACTCAATAATTTAATACTACCAATAACTCGCAAGATAATCCTCCATTTCCACATAAACCTCAGGAATACTGATACTCGTATCAAATAACATTTCGTCCTCATACCAATTATCCGCATTAGCGGGCGGTACAAACCCTGCTTCGGGAATATAAGCGACTTCGTCACATCGACAGTTAATCCATTCCTCTATATCCCCGTCCGTGTCTCCGGGATATTTTAATCCGTTACTATAAACTCCCGTTCCATCTGCGTACGTGATTTGCCCGTTAAGTTCTGCGTGGCTTTCTCGCGTGTGTTCGTCATCTGTTGCGAGCCATTGCGAGTATTCAACATCCGGATTATTTACTAATCTATTATGTGTGGCGCTTCCCTGTGCTTTGAGGGTTTCCGTTCTTGCAATACGTTCTGCCTCATACTTTTTTAGTTCCGTGAATTGTTCCTGTATTGCCTCTGTTAATTGATTTACGCCGTTTCCTTGTTCTCCGTAGTTTTCTCGTATTATGTCGTATACGTCCTGTGTTACTCTTGATAATGTTGTTTCGCTCGCGGTAAATATATTATTACTCATATATTCAATAATTGCTTGGTCTATTTCGTGTTCTAATAGTTCCGCACGTGTAAACTCCGTAATTGAGGGACTGTAATTAATATGCTTAGGAAGATAACGGTATAAAGTGCTTTGAACATTATTATTAAATCTTAGTTTCCGACGGATCTGATCCGCAAGATAATTAGTATTATTGTTACTGTATAACCAATCTTCGAGGTTTAACTGTTTATCTTTGAGGCTTAACAGGTAACTTGTATCTACTGTTTTCTGTGCTATTTTGTTATTGGTTATTGCTTCTACGGTTTCGCTATGCTTGATATAGTAGTCTTGTATGTTTTCTGATAAAATTGTTTGATAGTCCTCTTTATATTCGCGGAAGATGTTTTCTATTTGGTAGTAATATCTTACTTCGTCGAAATTATCGGTGCTGATATAATTTATTATAGCGCCTAATACTTTATCGAACCACGCCTCTATTTCTTCTCTTAATACTTGTATGTTCTCCGTTTCATCTGTGGATTTTTTTTTTGATAGTAGGAAGTAGTCTTTTAGTTGTAATACTTTTAATCGCTTGTATGTTTCGTCTTTTCCTTTCAAAGTCTGCACCCGCCTTTAATACTTGTTGTTGTAACGTATCGAGGTCATTATCAGATAAAACGCCTTTCTCCGCGATAACCTCTAATGGAACGCCATTAATACAGTAAACATCTAATAATTCATTGTCTGCCTCGCTACTAATGTTTAATGATTTACTATACTTGCTTTGGAACTCCCGACGCGTCATTAAACCCATCTGGACGAGTTCCGCGTCCCTTTTAACACTCTCCGTAATGTTCTGCTCGATATAATCAAGTAACTTAAACCGTAGATTACTAATATCATTCGTAAATGTTGTATCATTCTCAAACATTAAAAGGCGCGTTATCTCATTAGCCACGAGGTTCTGTGTTGGCTTTATTTTATTATCGTTATGGGATAAAAGGGTACTGTCCATCGCGTTATTACCCATAGCCCCTGTTTTACTTCTAAGTATGAGATTAGGGTCTACTCCCATCATTCCGCACAGGTCTTCCCCGTTATCCTCTTTTAATCCGCGGAAACTTGCTTCTTTAATATCCGTTGCTAATGGTGTAATAGTAACCTTTACGGGTTCCTGTCCCGTGCTTGTAGGGAAACTCATAACGATAGCCCCGTGATGTCCTCCATCGATTATTTCCTGTATCTGTTTCCCTATCTTGTACCGTAGCGTTTTTGTTACATCGAATGAGGGATTAAGACTACCATCTTGGAGGTACCGTTTACTTTCCTCATCATAGAAAGTTCCTGTAATAGTTACGATCCACGCAGGCATACCGAAATTAATAAAGAAATCAATAATATAATTTATTCTACCAATATCGCTTTCTATTATCTTTAATCCAGGGGCTATTTGTGGGACTCCATACTCGTTGGCTCCTCTGTCATCTCTGTATAACCATATTACTTCGTGTGCTTCTTTATCGTGTGTTAAGGGCGTTTTGCTCCATTTACCCGTGTATCTATCGAGGTATACTTTATCTCCGTCCTCGTAGTTCGTACCGTAAATTATAAAGAATATGTCGGTTCCGTCTACTGTTTGAACTATACGTTTTCCATCACTGCATAATTTAATATTATCTGTGTTAAAACTTTTAAGGTACTGTAAAGGGCTTTCTAATCCGTTTTCACGTATTATCTCAATTCCCGCGTTTCCTCCGGTTTCATAATTATATATGGTGCTTTTAATTGTTTTTGTTATACCGACAGGCATTCGATTAAAAAATTCTAATACTTCCTCTTTCGCGGTTATATCCTCGTCATCATCTATTCCTGTACGGCTTACTATGTCGAAACCGTTTTTAACACAGTCATTCGCTACACGTTCCGCACATTGTCGGAACACCCAATTATTACGGGTAAGAAAAGTTATAAAACTTGCAGGATACGCCGGTACCTTAAATTCAAGGCCATATTTCTTTTCTTTTAACTGTGCCGACTCTGTGAACTCCAACTCATTATCATAAAGACTTTTAAACGCCGTATCCGTTTGTATATACAAATTTTTACTCTTATCACTTGTAACTATAAAACTATCTGCTCCAAGTTCCTCACGTGTTACGGGTTCAACATCGTCCACGTATTGAACTGTGGGTTCTACATCTAATAATTCCGGTATATCCTTTTTATTATTATTATTTAACATTTCTAACCTCCTATTAATATGGTGTGTATAAATTACGATTCTGTAAGAAGTAATTAGCGCCCATACTAAGACTATCCACTATATCATCGTGTTTTCCTTTACTTGCGTTACTTTCTTCCCCATCAAAACTTGTTAATTCGTCTATAACTGTATGTATCCAATCTATGTCCTCGTGAGGATATGTTACGAACTTAATACGTCCCTCACTTGCGAGGGTTTGCAGTTCAACGCTATTATATACTTTGTTATGCTCTGCCTTACTATACATTACATTATAATTACGAAATTCCTCTGCAAGTATACTAAGGAACATAATACTCATACTTCCCGGCTCCTGTTGGATATACGTGAACTTATCCGTACCCCCTTTTATTATGCTTTCTTTTATCGTGTTTACTACGTTAAGGGCTTGATTTTTTCCACGTATCATATTAAACACGTATAATGTTTCCGTGTTCCAATAATCATATCCTTGCAGTATTCCCGCGAAATAATCTCCTTCTCCTTGTTTGGCGTGTTTGTTACGTCTTGCGGCGGTATCCCAAAAACGTCCCATCGGCACGCTCGGAACATCAGTATAATTAACAGTACACGTTAATTTATCGTTTTCATCATAAAACATAGTATGTTTAAACAGATAATCCTTGTATTCCTGTGGGTCACCCTGCATAATGGTACGGAACCGATATTCTCCCATCATATGCTTATCATTTAATAATTCCTCGCGGTTTTTGTGTTCCGGCCATAATGGTTCCCCTACTTCACGGTGTAGCAGATCCGTTTCCTTGTTAGTACATAATGCGGGAAAATTCATTATTACAAATGTATTAAAGGGTATCTCTCCACCATTGCCAAGTATTTCAAGGGCTTCAAGTCCGTCGATTGTTTCGTATTTCTCTGATAATATTCCTTGATAGTCGCGTTTATGTAGTCTTTGAGCAATTACGAGTAGGATAGGGTTGCGTCCTACATCATTCTTACGTAGACGGGTGGACAGGCTTCCATCGTGCCATTGCTCGAGGTTTTCCTGCATTGTAGGGCTACTTGCCTCCGCTAACTCTTTTATAGGGTCATCTACAACTATCAAGTTAGCAGGGTTCCCCATAATACTCCCGTGACTCCCCGTTGCGAGTAGTTCGCCCTGATGTGGATATTCAAACATAAAATTAGTTTTACTGTGTTGGTCTTGCTTTAATCGTGGCTTAAACGTAGTGTTTTCTCCATAACGATTTATTATATCTCTTAGGATTAAACCGTACTTCGTTGCCCTTTGTTGAGAATAGGCGGTTACGATAACTTTGTCATCGGGATTATTAATCATATATAGGCTTGTAAAGGCGTTTATTGCGAGGACTGTTTTTCCGTGTTGCGGGGGGGCGTCAATCATTATCTTACTTACTTTCCCCGCTAATGCGTAATGTAATATCTCGAATATTGGCTTCTGCCACCGTAACGGCTTTATTAATCCATCGTTAATATACATATACCAACTAATAAGATTATTATCATAGTTTTTATTCTGTATTGACATAATTCTCAAAGAAATAATTTATAGTTTCAATGTTTCCCTCGAGGTTTTCCTCGTTCGTTGTACTTTCATTATGGTGGGGTTTAATACGGTCTTTCACATCTTGCCATTCATTTACGTAACCCTTGAAAGTGTTTACTGCTATGGTCTGCGTTTCGTGTAATGTTTCAAGTGTTTTATATAGGTATCCTATGCTCGTTATGATGTCGGTTAATTCTTTGTACTCATTACTTACAGAGCCGTCTCCGTTTTGTGGAGGTATGCTCGCAAGTTTCATACTAAGTTTAATATTAATATTGAGTAGTGCGTCCAAGGCGTTATTCAATATGTTTACTCTTTTAGTTTTCCGTCGGATCTGTAGTTGGTTAAACTCGTTAACATCGTCATCAATTGTTAAACTATCCTCATATAAACTTTCGAGTCGGTGTTCTTCCCAGTTAAACAAATTAATCCATTTAATTATCGTTGAAACGTGTATTACTCTGTTAAATGGGAATGGCTTGTTATGTTCCTCAAGATACTTTTTATTTTTAAGTATTTGTTCCCGTACGGCTTCCCCTGTCCGTTTAGTTCCGAAAGGGTATAGCACAATAACCATTTATATAATAATAGTGTTGTTCGTCTGTTTCGTATTTGCCTGTTTCCTTGTTTTTGTTGTATTTTATTTTATTATCTATTATTTTTGTTGTTATTTTAATGCACCCCCCGTGTTTTGTTTGTGTTTTTTGTTGTTTTTTGTTGTTTTTAGGATAGTTTAATGTATATTTAATTATAAAAATAGTATATTTAGATTGATGGTTGTTGTTTAATGTTAATGGTGGTTAATATTTTATTGTTGTTTTTGTTTGTGTTGTTATTTATTGGATAGTTGTTTATAGTATTCTGTTAGTAGTATTGCGTCTATTACTGCGAGGACCATCCATATATGGTATGATGTTTGCCCGTTTTTAAGTGTTAATAATACCATACACGCTGCGAAACCGAATAATATGCTAAATACTGTTAATGCTTGTAATTTGTTATGTATCATTATCTTTTTTCCTCCAATAAGTTGGTTAGAGATTGTAATCTGTTTACACTCATTTTAATTCTTTTTTAATTTTTTCATATTCTTCTTCGGATATATAATAACCTATAGGCATAGTTCCATCATTTACTGCGTCCCTTATGTTTACAATTTTTACAGTAACTCATAATGTCCCCTCCCTCTGTTACGGGGTTTCGCGTTATTCTCTTTGTATTATTTGTATGTTTTTGTGTGATACATCAAATTGTTTTAAGAACAGATTTACGCAGTTTAATGATTTATTTTCGTATTCTCCTTGTTTATTACAGGAGAATACATCTATGTTTATTTTTTTTTCTTCTTCCCACGTGTGTATCGATAAATGGCTTTCCGCCAAGATAAACACTATGGATACGCCTATAGGATTAAAATAATGTACATATTCTCCTACAACTGTTAATCCAGATTTTTCAATTGCTTTTTTTATTTTACGATAAATCCCTCCCATTTCCCCCTTGTATGTAAAATCGCATATAACGTGGTTGTAATTAGTCATACCAGTTACTCCTTTTTATTATTTTGGCGGGGAATATGTGGGTAATGTTTAATATTTAAATAATCCGCTATATCTTGCATAGAATCCTCAAAAGTAGGGCTATTTAATAGTTTCCAAATGGGTTCGGTTAAATATCCAAATTCTCCCAACACTTCTTTAATTTCATTTGCATATCCGGTTAAATGAGGGGGTAAATTCCTATATAAACTATTCATAGTCCCCAATCTTGTTTCGGGGTATTGTCGGGATAATACTTTATAATGAGTTAAATAAGGATTAAAATAGTTTTGAGTATCGTCATCAAATAATTGCCCGACGGGTTTAATATTAAGTTTTAGTAAGAGGTAAACTCTGTAATAAAAACCTAATAAATCTTTTTTAAACTCTTCTTTTGTTCTCACTTTATCTCCAAAAAGAATGTAAGTATACCAGTAAGGGATCTTAACATTAATACGGAGCCTGTTCAAGTTTCTATAAATAAAAGTATTATGTACATTATCCCACGCACTGTACATCTCATTAAACGCGGGAGCGGCATATGCAAGTGCCTTTATTTTTTCATCGGTAACCTCCCTACAATCTAATCCATTTTGTAATCTTATTTTCACCTTATTTTCTTTATAAAAATCCCCTATATGGTGGAGTAACTCTGTTACATTAGGGGCGGAAAAAAGATTATCATCTAATAATTCAATTTGTGTATTTGGAATTTGATAAATATCTTCTAAACGGTTTACCTGCCTAATTTCATTTCTGTTTCTATTAATACAGAAAGCACAACGCCTAATACAATGCCTTGTTAGGAAACCGATGTTTCTTGGATACCACGCTAATTTAACGCCTTCCTTTACCATTTTATCGTATAATGAATAATCACATTTAACGTTTTCCTCGTCTGTGATGGGACAAAAATCTAAGGGCGTTCCAATATGGATATCTGTAATATGTAATATATCCCCCTCTTTTTTGTATTTTTCAATTAATTGTAATCTTTTTTTGAACCTGTTTAAATTTGGAGTATATAAGGCACTCCCTATATATATATTATTCTTATCATAATGTGGAATGTCTTTAGCACGATAAATTAATTTAACTTCATACCCTTTTTTTTTATAATAATCTGTGAATTTACACAGTGCGTGGTTGGGTAACTTTGGAAAAGAGGGGTATGTACTCCTCTCGATAATATCAATATCAAATAAGTACACTACTTGCGCCATTTTACCCCTCCATATTCTCTTTTTTGTATTGTGCTCGTTCCTTTCGTCCTCTATAATACACTTTTTCATTATCATCTATGAATTTAGTTTTATGCATTGGAAGTCCAGTTACCAGTAATTCATCCATAAATCGTAGTGTGAAATTTTTATTAATTTGTTCGTGTAAATCTCCTATAATTAAGGTATGAGATCCTAATTTTAAAGTATCTCCTTCTTTATATTCGAATCGGAAGTTGGTTGTTTCTTTATGGTTATATTCATCGTATACCTCTTGTCTTTGTTTATCCCATTCAGAAACTCCTTGATTTAACTCCTGTTCAATATTCTCTTCTATTTTTCTTTCAACCTCTGTTTTGGAGGTGTTTTCCGAATTATTATTTGATTCTTCAAATAATTCTGTATTAAACAGAGTAGTATCATCTAATAGTTCTTCATCGAATCCTGTTAGTTCTATTTGATAATTATCCTCAGTTAATTCGAGTAATAAGTCATCAAGTTTACCATAATCCCATTCCCCGCTTATCTTGTTTAGTGAGAGGTTTAAGGCTTTTTGGTCGTTTTTGTCTTTTATTTTCAGATCCGTTTCTCGGAAAATAAGTCCAACATCACCGAGCCTTAAAAGTTTTAAGTCTTGCGTGTCATCTATTTCCTTTAATACTTCTAATCTTTGATGTCCCCCGATTACTGTATTATTGTCGGTGAGGTCTATTATTATTGGATCTACGAGTCCAAAGGTTTCGAGATTGTTGCGGAGTTTACTCATTTCTTCCACTGGCATATATCGAGGGTTGTACTCGGCGGGTTTTAATTCGTTTATGTTGATTGTTTCAAATTCTACCATATTGTCTTTACTCCTATTATCTTTTTATTCTGTTACCTGTGTTTCCGGCGGGATTGTTGTTTCCTGCGCGTTATATCCGAGTTGTACCTCGATTTCCCCGATTTTACTGTTTATTTCTTGTTTTACATCGGTTACTGCCCAAGTTTCGTATAATTGGAAGTTGTCATCGGTTCTTTTTACTTCGTGATTGTTTTCTTCCTCTGTTATAGTGTCGAGGATATTTATTGCCTCGAGTAATAACTGTTTATCTTCTTTTAATTGTTCTACTGTTTTCATACTACTTGTTCCTCCTATTTCTATTTTATTTTATAATGATAATCCTGTTTTAAGGATTAATCCGAGTATTCCAATGGCTTCTACTATTATTATCCATTTAAGTTTAATATAATTACTGCATACTGTTTCCACGAGTTTTAA